TTCAAAGTGTACAGCATTAGCAGAAGTCCAAACTCCAGTATCATCAGCACGTTTAAATGCTGAGTAACTAGGATTAATAAAAGTTTCGCCTATCCAATCAATTTTATTTGACGCGTCTCCACCTTTCATAACTACTAACCAATATTCTGCACCTGAAGTTAAACCAGATAAATTAATTGGAATACTAAAATAAGCAGCAGATAAAGGCAAAAACTCTTTTGGAATCCTAACTTCCTTAAGCATAGTTCCATCTACTCCACTTGCTGGTACCATTCCAGAACGTACTTGAACAACCAAATCATTTCCAGCACCATCTTTATCAATATGCAGCTTAATTCTTGTTAATTCGGTTGACCCAATCATTGTAAATCTAACACAACAACTGTATAGAGATAAATNGTTTTCAAGCACACCTGACCCGCTACACCATTCTATTAGCGTCCCTTCATAAATAATAACAAAAGGTTGTAAATTCAACAAAACATTCATTTTAGCTTCATCTATTATATCTACACCGTTCTTGAAAGCAGTTATCGTCATTTGTTTTGTTACACCTCCTATCCTGCTACAAAATTAATTTTTACTTCTATCGTTAGAACTTGTCCAGAAGCATGGGAAATAGGAACAACTATACGATTCAGTAAAATGCCTGAATCTTTTGCATCAGAACTGGCAAGAAATATTCCATATTCCTGAAAAGTTCCTATAGCTTCAGAAGTTAAGAAAAAAGTTCTAAATCTTGCCACATTAGCTGTCCTACTCTTTGCGCTTATGACTTTTCTTAAAGTTTCTGATTGCAATATAGTATCTCCTGCAGCTGGTGAAGTAGTACCAATTCCTAAAGCAAGATGAATTGAAATATCATTTGATTGTTCTTTCACTAGCAAAGCAGCTAAAAAATTTAATCCGCTTTGAACAAGTAAATTCTTCTCTTTCTTTATTAATTCGCCATTTATATAAAAATTCCATTCTCCAATTATTTTTAAAGCTTCCATATTTCACACTCCCTAATCACTACACATTACAAAACCAACAATAGCATCTATATCCCCAAGATACCACGGTGGCATTCTAGGTGTAAATAGAATCTCATCTGTCATCTTACTAGTTTCTTCACTATAGTTAAATTTGTGAATCAACGCAGTTTCATTTAGTTTCTTTTGTTGCTGTGCAGAAACTAACGCTTTTAAAAAATCTGCTATACCAAACATCCTGCCACCATATTGTATACGATAAGACCAAAATCCATTTTTTTCAGGAGATAATACCACACTCTGTACTACAAAAGTATTGGAAATACCACGGTCTTGAAGGTCAATTGTCACTAGCTGTCCTGGTTGCCAATTTTTGTTTGGTGCTAATGACTGCATAGCTGTATCAAAACTGCCATTTACCCTTGGATTGGCATGTTCTCTTAAATCTGCATTTCCAGCAGCCTCAGCAGCTTCAATCGTGGTTAGGCTATCATCTACAATAGAATATGCGTATACTCCGTTACCGCCTTGAACTGCTGCAATAGTTTGCTGAGAAACTACGTCTTCCGCTATAGTTATTACATCAATATCATTTTTATACGTGAATTGCATTGTAGCTCCATCAACTGGAGTAACTGTTTGAATTGAAGCCCGCACATATTTTTCTTGAAAATTCATTAAATAATCAAAATTAGCTTCTGTGCTTACATTTTCAATTCCAACTGATTTTACAACTTCTGAAACTTTCATACTTATTTCATGCGGTTTGTGCGGTAAGTTCCAAATTCTACTGATTCCATCTGCTTTAACTTCATATATAAAAGGGTCTGACAACATTGTCCCGCCGCGCACATAAACCCTATTTCTTAATCCTTGTCTTTCTATGCTATGTCTGAAGTTTGTAAACATTGCTCCACGTTCTAAAGAGATTGGAGCAGCTTCAGCTAATGATTGAGGGTTAAAGAATTTTAAGTCTTTATAGTAATCTGGTTGCCATTCCCAACCTGTATATTGGCATAACTGTTTAAATGCTTCACTTGGATAAACATAATCAAATAACTTATATTCTATAATAGGAGCTCCAGTTTGTACACCGTTTACGGTAAAATCTGGACAATATTTAGCGACAATATCCCTAAAAATAACGTCTGCTGTAACATTTTCGTATGTTTCAACAACCATTTCCCTGTCTAGAGCAAAGGTATAATCCTCACATTCTACTTGCCATAATTTTAGACCGGCAGCTCTTTCTAAAAGTTCAACTTTAGTTATTATGCCACCAAATAATCTGCCAAATCCATCGTCCTCAATTACTACTTCTTCTCCATCTAATGGCTGAATACCTCTTACTTGAAAATCACAAGTATCAACTTGGTAAGTAAGAGCAGCTTCTATTTGAAGACTTCCCCTTTCTAAATCTTTCCATCTATTTACACCTGCAATATACAAATACCTAGACATTTATAATCTCACCCCACTTTTGCGCAACTCTCTTTTAAGTTCTTCAACTCCACCTGTAACTGTTATATAAATTGTATTTCCACCACTGTTATTATTATTAGTTGTACTTCCTGCAACAGATAAGGCGGCAGGTGTTATTCCTGCCATTCTTGCGGTAATACTTTCCAAGTTTGGCAATGTGTTTTTAATTCCATCAACCAAACTTCCTACTAACGCAGGACCCCATTCTTTAATTCTTCTCAAAGGTCCACGTTTAGCCGGACTGTGTGGCATATAGCTATCAACTAAAATAGCCATACTTTCAAGAGTATTTTTAAGATTGCCAAATTGCGATTCCATGCCACCAACAAACGTTAGCGACTAAACTACTTCCATATTCAGTCCCAGATTCCGCAACCTCACGAAACTTTTCCTTTATTTTCTTCATTTCTTCTTCTGTATTTTTATATATCTCCGCATTTTTCTTTTCCCACTCAATTCTGTACGCTTCTAGCTGAACAGCAGCAACATTTCTAATTTCACGTAACTTTTGATTCATTTCCTCTTTTTGCGCTTGCAATTGGTCAACAGCAGCTTTCCTTGCTTCTGCATTTTTAGTTGACCAAAGGTTAACATATTCATTTAACTGCGAATCAGTCAATTTGTTCAAAGCTTCAATCTCAGGGGCAGCTTTGGGGCCCATCTCTTTAAGTTCTGCAATTAATCCCTCATCTACGCCTTTAGCTGCAAGACTTGCAATGTTTTGCTCCCATGATTCAAACGCTTCAACTTGACCTCTTAAATTATCCAAAAGCTTAGTACCTGAAATATCTTTTTGTGTAACTTCATCGAAAAGTCCAACAAAATTAGATAAGGAACGTGTTCTGCTAATTAGTTCTTTATCATAATCAGCAGTTAATTTTTTCTCATCTGAAGCCAATTTAGTATTAACATCTTGTACTTGCTTTTGGTAGTCTTCCAATGCACTTGCAAGGCCTTCTCTATACTTGCGTTCAACTTCTGTTACTTCATCAGATAAACTTCTTAGCTCATTTACATGGTCTTTTATTGCTTTATTAGTGTCAAACAATGCTTTTTTCATTTCTACCAATGCTTTATTTTCTTGTTCTACCTTTAAACGAAGTTTTTCCGTTTCTTCAGCAGTTTCTCCGTATTCTTTCACTGACTCAGTAAGCCCTTGATTAACAGCAGAAATTATTTCTTTTTGCAGCAACATTTGTTTGTTAAGCGATTCTGTCCTTATAACAAGAGTTTTAACTTTGTCCCCTGATTGTTCTGCCGAAATGCCAGCAGCGTCATATTTAGTCTGTATTATTTCTAAACGTGTACTCAATAACTCGGATGTTTTTTCCCATTCTTCTCTTGTATCTTCAGCAGCTTTTTTCCCTGCACTGCCTACTTTTCCTAAACCTTCCTCTAAAGGTATCAGATTCTTATCTAAATCTTTATAGTCCATAATTGTATTCTTAGCTTCTTCGGCTTGCGTATTAAAGTCTTCCATTCCAGCAGCTGCCGCAGGAGTTGCCCAAGAAGAAAAAGCTTCTTTAAGTTGTGCAACTGCTTCACCTGTTTTTTCAGTCGCTTCTTCTGTCCGTAGTTGCAATTCTTCTAAATGCAAGGATATATCTTCAGACTTTTGGGCTACGACTGCCCTTGCGCCTTCAAACGCTCCTTGCATCATTGAGGGGAGCAATCTAGCTAAAGGGGCAACAGCATTTAAAATACTTGCGACAATGTCATACACTCTAGCTTTCATCTTATTAAAGGCTGTGGCAATTGCATTAACCATAGAATTAAAATAAGAAGTAATAACTTTAACTACAGAAGCAGTCTTATCCCTTATTCCATTCCAATTTTTATACCATGCTACTGTCAAATAAGCTATTGCCGCAACAAGTGCAATTATCGCCGTGATTAATAGACCAATAGGATTAGTTATTATAGCTCTATTAAGCCAATTAAAAGCAAGCGTTAAAGCTTTTACAGCAACCGCTGCCGTAGCCACTGATTTAATTAATAGCCCAATACCAAACAGTAGCGGGCCAATAGCTGCAACTATGCCTAAAGTATATATAATTAGCTTTTGTGACTCTGGACTTAT